TTTTGGTAATGTATCATTGATTGATATGAATACATCTTCTTCTTTGAGTTCAAATGATTCTAATTTTAAATTCGGTTCCATACCGGATTGTGTATAATCATACAATGCTTTACCCAAACGAATACCAAAATCAGTATCACTTGAATAATGAGCTCCGGCCACTTGTCTACTATAGCCGATCCTTTTACCAATGTCAAGTATATTTTTTCTATGTTCTAATGGAACTTCATCTGCAACTAATAATGATACTAGTTTTCCTTGTGTTGCGTGTCCAGATGGATATGAAGGAGTCCCAGCTGTTTTTAGTGGAAAGTTATCTAATGGTAATCCCAATTCTTTTGCAAGTTCTTTTGGTCTAGGTCTATTGTAGTGTCTTTTAAGTGATAGAATTATAGGGACACTATGGTCTTTCTTTCTTTTTATTCTATCCCAATCAATATCTTCAATATTATGTTTTGATAGATAATCTTTAAATGGTTGAATAACTTTAATATCATACAACATCATTTCTTCTTCCCAAGTAGTTCTAAATTGACCTAAGGAAATCAAATGTTGTATTTCTTTTTTAGTTTTTTCAGAAGAATTTCTAGGGAAGGGAAATTGGAACCAATCTTCTAAATCAAAATATTCAAATTCGCTAGAATCTCCCTTGAGCATGGCCAATTTCTTAGAAGATAACTTAACACCATGGGTAAGTTTATCTAATTTATCATTTATGGATTCTTCTTGTATTGTCTGTAAGAATGATTTCATAAACAGTATTTATGTTAATACTATTTTTGAATTTTGTGCTTACTCAAAAATTCATCAATCATTGCGATTGATTCTGTCAATACTTCTTGTTTTTTTGGCTGTTTTTTCTCTTTCTTTAAGCGAATTAGTTCAGTCTTCAATTCAACTTTTTTATTGAGAAGATCAACTAGGGATTTACTCTTAATAACCCCTTTATCTTTATTCTGCGATAAGTTCATTCAACTGTTTAATTGTGTTTTCAGCTGTAGTATGTAGTATCCCAATACCACCGGCTTCTACCCAACACTCTATATTTTTATCTCTATCATCAATTAATACTGCCTTTTTATGTGCAAAGGCGGCTTTTTGACTACCTTTAAATGTAGGTATGATTGTCCAATATGGATTGATATGTTCTCTAATCCATTCAATTTTATCTCTAACAACAAGTTCTCTGTTAACAGTTCCCGCTGCAGTTAAAATTTCAGTATGAATACCAGAATTACAACACCAATCAACTAATTTCCACGCATCAGGTAGAGGGTCCATTTTTCTAAACATATGCTTAGCTGTCAACTCTCTTTTATGTGCATCATAAACTGCATGACCAGCATCAGTATTCCAAACTTTTTCACCTAACATTTCTGTTATTTTTGACTCAAAATCGGCCAAAACACCATCCATGTCTAAGAATATTTGTCTGATTTTTATATCTTTTTTCATACTACTATTATACATAAAAGGTACCTGTGCTTTCAAGTTTGGCATTTTTAAACTTCTAAATTCCCACATAATTTCTCCTAGTTAAAAAAACTATTTAAATTTGATTCACTTTTATAAGACTGAATATTCTTTTTGTTATATTCCATATCTTTTGTTAAATCAAATGGCATTTTTTTAGTTTGTGTATAATCTTTTTCACCTGGTGGTTTTATTTTCCACTCTAAATCAGAATGTTTAGGGTGATTCAAATCCCATTTAACTGTTGATTTTTTCAAATACTTTCTATCTTTTTTCGACATAGGATAAATGTATCTGAATTGTTTACCTTTAACTCTACTCAATTTAAGTTCTACTAATTGTTGAGGATTAGGTCTATGTCCATACTTTAAACCATCTTCATTTGGTAATATACCTTGTATAGTTCTTGGGTGTATTTTCTCTCCATTCTCTGATACATAAGTATCTGTCATAGAGAAGCCACCATAAAGAAAGTTAGCTGCTTGATAAACATAACCAGGTTTTCCTACTAACCCATCAGCCCATGTAAAAAGATATTTAATATCTGTATTTTTTCTTAACCATTTAATAGATAAAGACAGTAATTGTGATTCAGAATTTTTAGGCATTGAATCGTCCATACACATTTTTCCTATTTCAAAATAATCTTTAGTGTCTAGTTCAGGAAATAACTTTTGTATTGTATGTTTGGGTCTTGTTCCCCAACCAAAAGTAATAGCACCTACTAATTCATCATTTTGATAACAACCCATAAAATGTTTTGTTAATCTTGGCATCACAGCTGAATAATGTCTTTCACTTATAAATTCAGAACAAGTTATTTTATGAATAGGTTTAAGAGATAACATAATAAATGGAGCGGGTTGAGAGAATCGAACTCCCTTCAAAAGATTGGAAACCTTTTATAATACCATTATACCAAACCCGCTTAGTCATACTTCAAATTATCTGCCTTTTCACTACTGATTCTTCTACCTGTTTCTGTTTGATCCATTACAGGTCCAATATCAACTAATTCATCTTGAGCCGACTGTTCACAATCATATAATCTCATTTTAGCTCTATCAACACCCAATACAAATCTCTTATGATATGTTGGGTCATTATATCTATTCTTTAACTGTTTAACCATTACTTGATCAAGTTCTTGCATATCTTCTGTAGATATCAACGCGAACATAAAGTCAGCTGTCGCAGGTAAACCGAATGATTCAGAAGTATCTTCAAGTCCAACATCTGTAGATACATATCCCGTTCTATTAGTTTGTGTCGCAGACATAATAGGAACATCAAACTCTACAGCAAGTCCTCTCATTTCTTCGGCAATACTCTTAACATAAGTGTAAGTATTAACATTACTACCAGGTCTAACTCTAAATGAACTACAAATATTTAAATAATCAATAAATATTATTTCAGGTTTAAAGTCTCTCTTTAAATCTAATTCTTGTAATAAGTGTCTAATATGACCACTGTGAGCAGTCGCTGTGGGATATTCTTTAATGATTAATTTACCTTTAGTCTTTTCTCTGACTCTTGTAATTTTCTTCTCATACATCATCTTAGGTAAATCTTGTAATTCATTTAATGATATATCAAGTAGATTGGCGTCTATTCTTTCAGCTATCTTTTCTTCCGCCATTTCCATTGTGATATACAATACATTCTTACCTTGAAGTAAAGATGATGACGCACAATGACACATGAATAAAGATTTACCAACACCCGTTCCTGCCATACAGATATTCAATGTCTTATTCGGTAAACCACCTTTTGTGATTTTATTCATAAGTTCTAAATCAAAAGGTATTCTTTCTTCATCTCTATGCATGAACTCATACCTTTCATCCCAATCTTCGATAAAGTCATGACCGATATTACTATCAAAAGATACTGACAAGGCTTCTCTGAGAATATCAGGAATTTCTCCTTGTTGTCCTTTCTTATCTTGAATAATGGCAATAGAATTCATTACACCATTATACACGGCTCTATCTTTACACCATTTCTCTGTAGAATCAATCAACCATTCATTAGGTGTCTCATTCTTATCTTCTTTGATTTCTCTGATTAAGACTGTTGTATCAGATAATAGTTGTTGATCTATATCAGTTTGTTCATCAATATCAATGATGAGTGCTTCTGGTGTAGGTGGTGTTTGATACTTTAAGAAATACTCACGAATTTGTTTAAAGAGAAATTCTTCATCTCTTTCACTAAAAAATTCTGACTTTATATAAGGTAAAGTCTTTCTAGTAAATTCTTCATTCTGTATCAGATTCTTGAGAATCGTCTGTTCTAATCGCGTTGCCATATAAAAATTCTTGTTTCGCTACTTCGTTAAGTTGATCAAGTACTTCTGGTGTGAAATACTTCTCTGGATTGTTGTTAATTGTTTTACCAAATTGTGTTGTACCATCAGGTAACTCAATTCGTGTAGATGATTGTTTGAAGATACCATACTTCACTGCTAAGTCTAATAGACCATAATGTCTATCTAAACCTGAATCATATTTTAGTATAACATCTACCATTTTATTTTCTATTGTAAGTCTAGACTTCTCATTCTTACAATGAATAATATTACCGATAACATCTTTTCCGTCTTTCTCT